CACCAATGTATCAAGCTCCACGTCGTCCGCCCACGCAACGGCCCAGCCGCGCAGCCTCCTAGAGGCGGTTCGTCTCGGCGCAATGCAAACCCGCTAACGCACAAAACCTATGGCATTCACTAACGCCGAACTCGCTAACATCACCGCGTCGGCCCTCGACTATTACGTCAAGGGTCCGGCCTTCACCCAGAACATCCAGGAAAAGCCTCTGCTCAAGGCCATGACCAGCAAGCAGAAGACTTTCCCTGGCGGTAAGGGTAACATCAGCATCCCTGTCGTGTTTGACTACACGACCTCGATCGCTGGCTTCACCCACAACGACACCGTCTCGTACGCCAACCCGGCCAACACGAAGCGTGTCTCCTACCCCTGGAAGGAAATCCATGCTGGCATCTCGCTGACGCTCACCGAGCTGAAGCACGACGGTCTTTCCGTCGTCGATTCCACCACCGGAGCCTCCACGTCCAAGCACTCCGAGCGCGACCTCACGGTCCTCACCGGCCTGCTTGACGAAAAGCTCAAGGACATGTCCGAAGGCTGGGCGCGCTCGTTCAACGAGATGCTCTGGAAGGACGGCTCCCAGGACTCCAAGGTCGTTCCCGGTCTGACCTCCCTCATCACGGACGACCCCACCACCGGCACCGTCGGCGGTATCGATCGTGCTACCAACCCGAAGTGGCGCAACCGCGCTGCCGTCGGCGCCAACGCCATCGTGTACGTCTCCGGCCAGCAGAAGATCAGCGAGTTCCTCCGCAAGGAAGTCCGCCAGCTGACCCGCTTCGGTGGCAAGCCCACGCTCGTCCTCTGCGGTTCCGGTTTCCTTGAGTATCTCGACGCCGAGATCACCTCCAAGGGTACCTACACCCAGTCCGGCTTCGCCAAGGGCAACACCGACATCGGTCTGTCCGGCATCACGATGCAGGGTATCGGTGAGTTCGTCTACGACCCGACCCTCGACGACCTGGGCTACACGAATCGTGCCTACTTCATCGACACGTCGAACATCAACCTCATGGTGATGGACGGCGAAGACAAGAAGCAGCACAACCCGGCCCGTCCGCATGACCAGTACGTCCTGTACCGCGCCATGACCTGGACCGGTGGTCTGACCGCCAAGCACTTCACCGGCTCGGCTGTCTACGAAATCACCGACTAATCGGTAGTTCCAGGCTCCCCCAGGGGGTGGTTTCCTAATGGAATCCACCCCCTTTTGCTTGCAACACGGTCAAGCCGTGGCACGATGTATGGATGGAATACGCCAACGTTGAAATCCGACTCGCCGGCTCCCTTGAGAATACTGTTCGCAAGGAAGTGTCTGCTCCCGAAATCGCCGTCCTCAAGGCCATTCACGGCCATGATGCTGTCGTTAACATCAAAAAGTCCCGCGTCTCGCCGACCGAACAGGCCGTGGAACGCGATCGCCTAGGTAAGTTCTACAATGACGACGTCATCGCCAAGCTTTTCCCTGGCGTCACGTCCAAGCTTCCTAACACCCTCGCCGAAATCGGCGTCGAAGTGCCGGAAGAAAACTCCAAGAAGAAGTAACCGATGGCTCGCGGCACCCAGCTCTCCGCGCTGGTCGATGCCCTGCGGGCAGAGATCGGTGCTTCGACCAACGTGGCGATGGGAGTCAACTCCCTGCCGGCGTTGAAACAGATCCTTAATCGCACCCAATCCTGGCTGTGGGAAAAGTTCGACTGGCCGTTCGCGTATATCGAGCGAGACGAGCAAATGGTAAACGGCTCTCGGTACTACGGTTTCGACCCAGAGATCGACTTCGGTAGGATCACGGAAGCCCACGTCAAGTACTCGGACAGCTGGCGCAAGCTGGACTACGGCATCGGCACGGAGCAGTACAACTCTTCGGATATCGCCGATGGGGATAAAGAAGACCCGCCTACCCGGTGGCGTCACTACGAGGGCAACCAGTTTGAAGTCTGGCCTACCCCTTCCAGCAACGAGTGTGTCGTACGCTTCAAGGCGATCAAGAAGCTGCCGAAGATGATCAACGACGCCGACGTCGCTTTGCTTGACGACAACCTAATCGTCCTGTTCTCCGCTGCCGAGATGCTCGCCCGCGCGAAGTCTGACGACGCCCAGGGCAAGATGAGTGCGGCCAACGAACTGTTCACCAAGCTCAAGGGAAGCGGCATCAAGAATGATGTCTTCGTGATGGGCGGCGGACTACCTGTCGATACCGGCAGGTTCCTTAACGGCGCGCGCATCACTCCAAGCAACCGGGTTTAATTTATGGCATATATCGTCGTCGAGAACTTTTCAGCCGGCCTCGACACTAGGAGGCACCCGCTCACGGCACGTCCTGGTACGCTTCAGACGCTCAAGAACGCACACGTCTCGCGAGGCGGTGAGATTGAAAAGCGTAAGGCTTTCGTGCCGATCAACAGCACGAACCAGTCAGTCTTCACTCGTCCTTTCTTCGGTCTACAGGCCACGGCTGAAAAAATCTACACGTTCACGGATGGTTGGAATTCTGAAACCGGTAGCAACGAACTTCCAGTCGGTGCCAACGGACTATTCGTACGTTTTCTGAGACATCCGCAATGGGATTTGGTTTCAGTCCCTGGACCAATGCCCACGCTAACTGAAATCGTATACAGCAACCTGTACGGAGGAAAGACCTTCATTCTAGCGAAGTGGAGTACCGGAGAAATCATCCCATATCTGGACGGAGAATTCATCCCAGACTTCTACATCGGCCAGGTGAAACAACTTATGATTGCCGGCCCGGTGCAATCTTCGATTCGTCGTTTCGTAGATTCGTTCGTATGGCACATCAAGGGCGGAACATATGGTGCGTCTAAAACCGAATGGGATGCGACTGCTGGAAATACGGCTTATGGAGCGTATGTAGACGCTTCCGGTCCTGCGGGCATTGAATTCATACCCAGCGCCACGGCTGATTCTCCGTTCACGATCACGACTTCGACAGTCGCGCCATCCAGGGAAAGTTCTCCGGAGACGCGGTCAAAAGGAAGTTTTTCCATCAACGGAGGGTCTGTCGGTACGCCGGCCTTGGCAAAAAGGACGGTCCAGGATATCCACGTCATGCCTGCCATAATGAACGTGTACTTCAATGGAGTAAAAGCCATCGAAGAACCTAGCGGCTGGGCAGGATTCACGGACGCGAACAATACATCAGCCACGGCGGGCTGGAACATCGGCCCTCGATTGGGATATAACCTTAAATTCTACCTTACCAATTTCGCACGGAATCGCCCCGGATTCGACAGCACTCCGGTAGGCGCAGCAGACTACAAGATCATACAGCTTTCTGGAACTGACGCATGCGAAATCTCCCTGTTCACGCCAAACACCAATGGAGCGTATCTGGATGATCATGCTCAGATGAATGGTAGTAGCGTTGAGATTGAATTCGCAGCCAGTCCTCACTCGGTAAACCACATCAGCGAATTCATCGACCCTTCCACGATCACGGCCAGTCCTTATACGGCAGGCCGGTTCATCGCGAAGTTCGGTACGCTTCTTGGCGGAGTCAGCAACAAGATCACGTCGGTGAAAGTGAACGGAACTGAGATGATTTCCGGACACGTCAAGTGGGCGTTCTCTAACTCCGACACGATGGCAAGGCTTGTCGAAAAAATCAATTCATTCACGTCTACTCCCGATTACGCGGCGTCCATTGATGGAGAAAGCATCGTACTTACGTCTCCAGCTGGCAGCGGTGCTTCGCGTAACGGACATGTGATAGTCGTCATCACGGAAGGGGACGTTACTACGGCAAACTATAAATCATTCTCCGGGGGCGCTGATGCTAATACGGCAATGCGTCAGACCATCAGATATACCTTTGAGGCTCCTCAAATCTATATTAATTCCAAGGTTCAACTTGTCGCCACGCCAAAACTTGATGCCGCCAATCCTGTATACTGGGGCAATTCCCGCGTACTAGGTTCTTCCCCTGTAGCCGCCTTGACATATAAGACCAAGGCTCACGTCACAGGAGGTTCCAGCCTGTTCTTCTCCGGACTAAACCAGCCGACGAAATGGTCGGTAGGTGCGACAGGTTCTGGATTCATCAACATGTCCAACAATAACAGCGGCAACGAAGTGCTGACTGGTATTGCTCTTTATCAAGGCACTTTGGCTTCATTCGCGCGTAGGTCTATCCAAATCTGGTCTATGGACACGGACCCTGCCAATAACCGTCAGATCCAGGTTCTGGCCAATACCGGCGCGCTAGGTCAGAAGAGCATCGTTTCGGTCGGAGATATCGACGTTTTCTACCTTTCAGACTCCGGCGTACGATCTGTACGCGCGCGTGACTCGTCGAACGCAGCCGTCGTCAATGACGTCGGTACGCCCATCGACAACCTAATCTTGCAGGACATCTCACAGCTATCGCAGGAAGACAGGACAAAATGTCCTGCCATCATCGAACCTATCGACGGACGATACTGGATCGCAATCGGAAGCAAGATGTACGTCTATTCTTACTTCCCCAGCAGCCAGGTCGCGGCCTGGTCCACATACGAACCTGGTCGTACGTTCACGGAATTCACGACAAAGGACGGAAAGGTATACGCCAAAGAAGGCCAGACTGTCTACGTCTACGGCGGACTTGATGGAAACACATACGACAGCTCCAATGTGGAAGTCGTGCTGCCCTATATCGACGGAGGAAAGCCGGCGCATATGAAGACCATCATGGGTCTTGATATGACGTGTGAAGGCGAGTGGGCGGTAGAAATCGGCATGGATCCTATCAGCCCGGAAGCCCGCGACTTGGTCGCCACGATCAGCCAGCCTACCTTCACCCTTGGCCGCATCCAGGCCACCGGCATGGGAACGCATGTAGGCGTCCGTATGGTCAACCAATCATCCGGCTACGCCAGGATTGCCAACCTAATCACCCACTTCGACTTCAATGAAAGTGACTGAACTGTATCCGGAAGGGGTGCAGCACGTCGTCCACAACATGAGGGCGAAGGATCGGACTGAAATCTTCGCCACCCAATGGACGGATGACCCTTGGGAATTGGGGAACACCATCCTACGGATGGAAGGAGTTGGATTCATCCTACACGCTGACGACGGAGAACCTGTGTTGTGTTGCGGCGCCATGCCCATGTGGAACGGCGTAATGTCGATCTGGATGTTCTCGACCGACAGGTTTGACGACGTATCCATACCTGGGCATAGGTTCGCAAAAAGGGTATTTTTCCCATGTCTGGACGAAATAGGATGGCACAGGCTTGAGTGCCGTAGCATCGCCACCCACCACGTCGCCCACCGATGGCTTGAGATGCTAGGAGCGCGAAAGGAATGTGAAGTTTCCAACTACGGAAAGGCCGGGGAGACGTTCTTTCAGTATTGCTGGACAAAACCTCCGGCAGATACACAATCTAACCAAACCAATGTGTCTTGCAAAGATTCCAGCTCAAGCTAGAGGTATGTCTTCCCCCGATAAAGGTGGCCCTGTTGGCGCACCCTCCGGAGGCGTAGTGGGTGGAGCTAGCCCCACCTCCGGTCCAATCGTCGCCACGCCGGCTGCCCCTGTGGTGCCGAATACTCAAGCGACTCCTGCCTATCCTGCGGAAGCATCCAATGTCAGCCCACTTGCCAACGCAATGGTCGGCATGGCTGCAAGCAAAGCCCCCAATGTAGCCATTAAAGGAATCAGCCAAATGATTCCTTCCAAGAACCCCATTAGGGCATTCAAGGGTATCATGGGGAGGAGAATCTTCTAATGTGCTTCGGAGGTGGCGGCGGTGATGGTGGCGCAAGGCAGGCGCGAGCGGACGAGCTTGCTCGTCAAGCCCGCATCAAGAAGGGCGTCGGAAACATCAATGATTCTTTCAGTCGTTTCGACGACAGCTTCTTTGACGCCCGGAAGGAAGCCTATCGTAATTTCGTCACCCCACAGGTGAATGACCAGTACAAGCAAGTCGGCGACCAACTGGCCTATAGCCTTGCCAGAAGCGGACTTGACCAGTCCAGCGAGTCTGCCCGACAGCAGGGCGTATTGATGCGCGATAACGCCCTTGCTCGTCAGCAGATCGCCGAGGGGGCGACAGGCGAAGCCACTAAGGCTCGCCAAGCCGTTGAAGATCAGCGCAACAGCCTTATCTCCCAGGTCAACATGACCAACGACGCGGAACTTGCCAGTCAGAATGCACTCCGTTCTGCCAGCATCCTCCAACAGCAACAGGCTTTCAACCCTATCGCCAATTTGTTTTCTAACACTACTGGCCTGCTAGGCGCAGCCCAGAACGCCGGATACTACTCCGGCGGTCCAGGTCTGAAACCTTTCCGTGAATTCGCAGGCTTTGGTTCTCCTAAAACCCAAGGTCCAACCATCGTACGTTCATAATAAATGTGTACTCCTGTTGCCATCGCCCTTGCCATGACGGCTGCTGGATCAGCAGC